TTTCACAGATAAAAATAAAAAGAGTGTCTTTTTCAATAACACCCTCTAAAATCTTTTCACAGAATTTATAATGCTCATAGCAAAAACTATTCAGGTTAAATCCAGCAGTTGTTATAGCTAAAGTTAAAGCATTATCAACATCAGCTTGTCCATCAAATAGCAATTTATATATTTGGTTATTTGGGTGAGCGTGTAACTCATCACAAACAGCAAGAACATTACCAAACCCATCCATCCCTTTTGTATCTTTAGATAGTGCTTTTATAACGCTACCTGTAACCAAACTCTTAATTGTTCTATCGTGTTCTTTAACAACATATAATTCAGTCAACTCTCTATCACTTTCAATGAAATTCCGTACCTCATCCCATACAATGTTAGCTTGGTCTTGTTTAGTCGCCGCACAAAATATACGCTCTTTAACACCAATCATTGAACTAAATAATGTACTTTCAATTCCACTTAAAAAACTCTTACCATTTCTTCTACCAACCTGTAAATATGCCTCTCTAAAACGTCTATCTCCAGTCTTTTTCTTCTTCCACCCGTGCAAACTACCTATAATGAACTCTTGAAAACCTCTTGTCTTTAATTGTTTACCATCTTTCATTATTAAAATATTAGCAAAATCAATAGCAAACTCTGCGTCTTCAACATCAAATTTATATTCAAATTTCTTATTTTTAAGGTCGTCAAGGTGTCTTTTACAAGCTAAATACTCTTTTCTCCCTGTTATTTTTTTACCACTTACAACTAACTTAGCATAAGCAGTTGTTCTATCCTTAACCATAAATTATGCTTGTCTTTCCTTTAGCATTGTGATAAATTTATTTTCAGGTTTTTCTTCTTTAACAGGGACAACTAATTTAAGTCTATCAGTTGTTGCTAAACCTAATTTAGCTGATGATTGCATAATGTATTTAACATATTTCTCTTGCACGTTTACAAGTGGATTAATAAATTCAATTTCTCCAGTCTTAGTCATTTTCTTTTTAACTACACCCTCAACTTCAAGTTTCTTAGTTGCTTCAATGTAACCATCATAGGCGTTGCAATAGATAGCCAAAACTCCTAAATCCAAATTATCTAAAATGTTTATCTTATCACATTCACTTACAACTCTTTCAAATTCAATCTTAGCACTTTCACTAAGCCAATCAGGAGCAATCAAATCATTTCTCTCAGCTTTTAATTTTTTCTCTGCTTCTTGTCTAGTCTTTATATTTTCTTTTCCTATTTTTCCAGTACTAATATCTATCACTTTCCTAGGTCTACCCATTATTTACACCTCCTTATCAAGTAAAAACCCTTTACGTTTAAATCCTCATATTTGGCAATTTCTCAAAAAAGAATTCGGCGAGTGGTCTTAAAACCCCAGTAAAAATCTTTACTTGCCTCCCCCCTCTACCAACTCAAAAAATATTTTTTCATTCGTATTATATTTATTTAGTATATCAAACAATTTATTTTGCATAGACAACTTGTCTTCATCACTCTTATCATACTGTGAATGAATGTACGTATGTGTCTTTTCACTAATCCATATTAGATTATCTATATCCAAACTCCTTGCTGTATTATCTTTAAGTTCTTCGATGTGATGTGATAGAGTTCCTTTAACAAATCTATTATTCACAATCAACTCATATATATCCAATCCATTTGCTCTAGCTTTACACATAGCACTCAAGGTTTTCCAACTCTTACAATATTTATCGTATACCTTATATCTCTCTTTTCTACATTCACATTGTGTCTTAACTGGTTTTTTCTTACCACATCTACCACATATAGTCATCAACATACTTATCATCTCCTTGTCAATCCATAGTAAATAAAAAAGAGGTTTTTTATAGTTGACCTCAAACAACTTCTTTAAAGGATATAAATTAAACAAAGAGAAAAGTAAAAAAATGCACTCCGTAGAACTTTTACAAACTTCCTATGATACTATAGTACCACAGAAAAATTCTCCCTACAATATCCCTGTTTTCTCCCTGTTTTCTCCTTTTTTGTGTTTTGTCAATAGCAAATCAATTTCTGTGCTAAGAAATGTATCTCCAATGAACCTAGTATTTTATTCTTAGCTTTATACACACTACTCACATTAATGTCAAACTTCTCTGCTATTGATTCATAACTCATCTTACTAAAGTATTTCATAGGAATAAAATCATAATATTTGTGTCCTTTAACCATATCTAGTGCCTCATCTATCCTGAATAAAATTTCTTCATAACGTTGAATATTATGATATATTCTATCTCTTGTTTCTTCTAACTTTTCCAACTCACTCTTGTACTCAAAACTATTTTGATTGTTAAGTTCTTTCAATCTATAAGACTTCTCCAACTCTATGTTAGTTAGATGTTTCTGTTCTTCTCTCATTCTGTTTTGATACTTAGGATAAGCATATAATATGTCTTCCATTTTTTTAAACACTGTCTTTTGTTCCATTATACCCTCCTTAATTCCACTCACTATTGATTCTGTTGATATTCTTGTTCCATTTATTCCAATAACAATCCAATATATCATTATGTTTATACCCATAATTCAAACTCAAACACTTTAAGTCACGCACCAACTCTCTTAAAAACTCATAAGTAAATCTAGGTGTTCTTACATCATCTATAATAGTTAGGACATCTATATCTCCAAAATAACTGTAATCCTCTGTTTTAAAGAATACATCTAAATTTCTCACTTCTGTTATAGTTACATCTCCAACATCATAAGCATAATTTATAAGTTGTGCTACAAAAAACCATATGTCAGTTAGTTCTTCAAGTTCTTTTTCTTTATATCTTTTATTGGTTTTCCAAGTTTTATGACTATCAATCGTTTCTTCGTCAAACTCTATACATTCAGCTATCAAACTTTTTTTAATGTCTTTTAATTCTCTAGGTCTATAATTGATTATCTTTTTATCTAATTCTTTTTGTAAATTTAGTAAATCAGTAAAATTCTCAGGTCTATTAAAATCACATTTATTCATTTTCTTCTGCTCCTTTATTTCACACTCAGCTTTTAATGCTAAACTCAACACATACAATACAGATAATATCAACAATATAGTCATCATCACTCACCAACTCTTATTCTACTTTCAATAATCTCTATATTACTATTGGCTTTTTTGTAATCCTCTCTCAATTCCTTACAAAATCTTATCTTTTCTTCTTCAATTTCATTCTCATTTAAGTAATCTTTTCTATATAAATATGCTTTAAAACTTCTATCTTTTGTTTGCACCTCTAAAATATACTTAATCATCTTTATATCCTCCACAATGTTTATAATGTCAATTATCTATTATCTATTATCTCTTATCTATCCAACTGTATTTTTCAATAGCAGGTCTTTTTTTAACAAAATGATAATCCTCAAACTTATTACTATAAGTCTTTAAATGAGTGTATTCACTTGTACTCATCTTATCAACTTTATGTTCTAATATTAATTTCTCCGCTCTTTTAAAATCAAATTCAACTTTCATCTTTATACCTCCAGTAATTAACTCATATACTTATTTAAAAGTCATAGCATAGCCAAATTTAACGTTTTAATTCTTTAAGTTATTATTTTCTTGTCCTAAATACTCTTTAACAGAATTACCTTGCTCTATCCATTGTTTAGATAAATCTCCATCAGGATTTGTTATTACTTCAACTATTTCGTCTTGATGTTCTACCATAAATTGATTTATAAGACTCAATATTAATTTATTCATTTCCAATCTCTCCTCCTCTAACTCTATCCCAAAACTCTCTCCATTCTTTACTATCTAAAACTCTCTTAGCTTCAATTTCAGTTTCAAAATAATTACCTAAATTGTATCTAGTGTCGTCACTGGTAGAATACACATCAACAGCAGTATCTATATCTCCAAAGCTATCAATATAATAGTAACGTTTTCCACATCTTGCTCTCCAAACCATAGGCTCTCTATTTATCACAGCAACCAATGATGTCAATATATTTATATCTTTATTGTAGACAAGAAATGGTTTATGAGGGTCTTGTTTATTTATACATATAATGTTAGTAAAAAATCTAGTTTCTCTATCACTCCACTCAATAT